TGGCTAGAGTACGAGCGCATCTTCCGTGGTCAATGGGCTTCTGAAGACAAAACCCGTGAGTCTGAGCGTTCACGAATCGTTACCCCTGCTACCCAACAAGCCGTAGAGACTCGCCATGCTGAGATCATGGAAGCAATCTTTGGTCAAGGCGACTTCTTTGATATTGAAGACAACCTCCAAGATATAGGCGGCAATGAGATAGATGTTGAGTTAATCAAGGCTCAACTGATGGAAGACTTCAAGAAAGACAAAATCCGCAAAGCAATCGACCAAATTGAGTTGATGGCTGAAATCTACGGCACAGGCATTGGCGAGATTGTGGTGATGACTGAGACGGAATATATCCCTTCAACTCAGATGATCCCAGGCCAAGTCGGACAAGCGGCTATCGGAGTTTTAGAGAAAGACAGAATTGCTGTCAAGATTTCTCCCGTAAACCCAAAGAACTTCTTGTTTGACCCTAACGGCACAAGCGTAAATGACTGTATGGGCGTGGCTATCGAGAAATATGTCTCTATCCACAAAATTGTCCAAGGCATAGAAAAGGGTATCTACCGAAAGGTAGACATTACCACTACTGGTGAAGACACAGACTTAGAGCCTACCCAAGAGGTTAGCCAATATCAAGATGAGAAGGTTCTTCTGCTGACCTACTACGGCTTAGTTCCACGGGAATACTTAAATAATCTCAATGAAAACAAAGACATAGTAGAGTTATTTCCAGAGAATTCTGCGGCAGATGACTACACAGATATGGTGGAAGCCATTGTTGTCATAGCAAATGATGGTCAACTGCTCAAGGCAGAAGAAAACCCATACATGATGAAGGATCGCCCTGTCTTGTCCTATCAGGATGACACAGTACCGAATCGCTTATTGGGTCGTGGCACAGTAGAAAAAGCGTTCAATATGCAAAAGGCTATTGATGCTCAGACTCGTAGCCACCTAGATTCTCTCGCCCTGACAACTAGCCCAATGGTTGCGATGGATGCGACTCGCCTCCCACGAGGAATGAAGTTTGAAGTCAAGCCTGGCAAGGCAATCCTTACCAATGGCTCACCTTCAGAGATTCTGATGCCCTTCAAGTTTGGTCAAACTGACCCCAACAACTTGGCTACGGCACGAGACTTTGAGCGTATGTTGTTACAAGCAACGGGGACTCTTGATTCCCAAGGCATGATTAGCAATGTAGCCCGTGATGGTGGTCAAGGCGGTATGTCAATGGCTGTGGCTTCTATCATTAAGAAGTACAAACGCACATTGGTTAACTTCCAAGAAGATTTCCTAGTCCCGTTTATCAAGAAAGCGGCGTTCAGGTTCATGCAGTTTGACCCAGAGCGTTATCCTTCTGTGGACATGAACTTCATTCCTACGGCTACTCTTGGCATTATTGCCCGTGAGTACGAGCAACAGCAGTTTATTGGTTTGTTGCAGACACTTGGCCCGAACACACCCGTCTTGCCAATCATCTTGAAGGGCATTTTGGCTAATTCAAGCCTGTCTAACAGGTACGAGTTGATGCAAGCCTTGGATAAGATGAATCAACCTGATGAGCAAGCACAGCAATTGGCGCAAGTTCAGCAACAATTGGCATTGCAAGCGGCTCAAGCACAGATTGCAGTTCAGACTACTCAGGCAGAACAGAATCGTGCAGAGGCTACTAAGTTGACAGTCGAGGCTCAGTTGATGCCACAAGAAGTTCAAGCCAAGATGAGTGCATCTTTGACTAAGAATCTGCCTAATCAGGATGAAGCGGCAAGCCGTGAGTTCGATAAAAGGGTTAAGATTGCGGAGTTGATGCTCAAAGAAGCAGACATCAAGAATAAGTCTAAAATTGTTGAGTTACAGATGGCTGATAAACAGAACAAAGTGCAAGGAATGGAGCAAGACTTCCTTGACCAACTGACAAGACAACTATCTTCAAACCCACCAAAGGGTGAATAATGGATATTGAAAGCCTAGCCAAGGAGTTAATCCTTAAAAACATGAATCCTGAACAGCAATTGGCTGTTTTGGATGGGATTAAGGCTTCTGTCGCCCAAGCCAAAGAGGTTCAAAAGCAACGCATTGGTGAAAATGTAGGTTTAGTAGTCGATGCGCTAAAGAAAATTGAATCCGACATCCGTTCTCGCTTTGATGAAGTGGGAAACGCCATTGAAAAACGAGTTGCCACCATTAAAGATGGAAAAGATGGCAAAGACGGAAAGGATGGCAAGAATGGCAGAGATGGACGTAACGGAAACCAAGGCGTTCAAGGAATTAAAGGCGAAGATGGCAGAGATGGGCGTGATGGTCTGGACGGGACTGATGGTATTAGTGTCACCTCTGCTCGTATTGATTTCGATGGTAGCCTTGTCATTAGCCTTTCTAGTGGTATTGAACTCAATGTTGGTGAAGTTGTTGCTCCTGATCTTGCGGAATCCATCAAAGTTATTACTAATGGTGGTGGCACTTCTCAGTCTGTCCTTGATACCCTAGCCTCCCTACAAACACAGATAACAAACCTGATTCCTAGTCAAACAGGAAACTCAGGCAAGTTTTTAACTACTAATGGAACTGTTCTTTCTTGGTCTTCTGTGGCTGGTGGTTTAAGTTATCAAGGAACATGGAACGCATCTACCAATACGCCTACATTGGTTAGTGGTGTGGGTGTAAATGGCTACTACTACATAACGTCAACGGCTGGTTCTACTAACTTAGACGGCATTACTGATTGGCAAATTGGCGATTGGCTGATGTTTAACGGCACAGTCTGGCAAAAGATTGACCAAAGCAACCTAGTCACTTCTGTTAATGGACAAACTGGTGCAGTATCGGTAGGAACTGTTACTTCTGTGGCGGCAACGGCTGGAACAGGAATTAGCATATCTGGTAGCCCAATCACATCAAGTGGCACTCTGACCATTACAAACTCTGCCCCTGATCAGACAGTTGCTTTAACTGGTGGCACAGGCATAACAACTAGCGGAACTTATCCTAACTTCACGATAACCAATAGTGCGCCAGATCAGACAGTTGCGTTGACCCAAGGCGGTACAACAACGATAACTGGCACATACCCCAACTTCACTATTTCCTCTGCTGACCAGTTCCAAGGAACAGTTACTTCTGTAACAGGAACTTCTCCAGTAGTATCAAGTGGCGGTGCAACCCCTGCTATTTCCTTGTCTGCTGGTTATGGCGATACGCTAAATCCTTATGCCTCCAAGACTGCTAACTATGTCTTAGCCGCACCCAATGGAAGCGCAGGAGTTCCAACATTTAGGGCAGTTGTTGCCGCTGACATTCCTACGCTGAATCAGAATACTACGGGAACTGCGGCAAACATTACTGCGTCTAGCAATAGCACATTGACGACATTAAGTGCTTTAAGTCTCCCAGGCTCTCAAGTCTCAGGAAACATATCAGGCAATGCGGCTAATGTGACGGGAACTGTGGCTGTTGCTAATGGCGGTACTGGTTTAACTTCTACTCCTACCAATGGTCAGATTGATATAGGTAATGGAACAGGATTTACACGGGCAACATTGACAGGAACTGCTAGTCAGGTATCTGTTACCAATGGTGCTGGTTCTATAACGCTAAGTCTTCCATCAACTATCAATGTCAACACAAGTGGTTCTGCGGCATCGCTTTCCGCTACATTGGCTATTGCGTCAGGCGGTACAGGACAGACTACGGCTGATGCCGCTTTTAATGCTCTAGCCCCTAGTCAGACAAGTAACTCAGGCAAGTATCTAACAACAGATGGAACGAACACATCTTGGGCAAGTGTAAGTTCTGGTTCTGGAACTGTTACATCTGTTGCGGCAACTGTTCCATCATTTTTATCAATTAGCGGAAGCCCAATTACTACCTCTGGTACTTTGGCAATTTCTTATTCTGGGACTGCATTACCAGTTGCTAATGGTGGTACAGGTCAAACAACTGCAAGTTCCGCTTTCAATGCTCTTTCTCCAATAACATCTGTTGGTGATTTGATTATTGGTAATGGTGCAAATAGCGCAACAATACTTGGTATCGGTACTAATGGTTATGTTTTAACGTCTAATGGAACTACTGCTACATGGGCGGCATCAAGTGGTGGCGGTTCAAACCCAAGTGTTGTATCAAAGACAACAACATACACAATTACAACATCTGATAGCACAGTTTTATGTGATGCAACTTCTGCGGCATTTACTGTGACTTTGCCAACAGCAGTTAGCGTAAGTGGTAAAACTTATGTTGTTAAGAAAATTGATTCTTCTGCAAATGCAATAACGATTGCGACTACATCATCACAAACTATTGACACTATTTCCACTCAAACATTGGGAATACAAAACGCATGGTTAGTAATGCAATCTGATGGATCAAATTGGCAAATAATAGGTTGATAAATGACAGTAAACATTAACAATTCATCTGATCAAATAAGCGCAACTGGTGGCACTTTAAAAGTTGCTGGAACTGGCTCTATTGGCCTTCCTTCTGGCACAACAGCACAAAGGCCAGGCAGTCCTGCTAATGGATATGCAAGATTTAACACAACATTAAATGCTGTTGAATGTTATTCTGCAACAAGTTCAAAATGGGAAATAATTGTTTATTTCACTATCCCCAATGCACCAACAATAGGAACTGCTACGGCAACTGGCTCAACAACAGCGACAGTTACATATACAGCACCAACTGATACTGGTAGCGGAACATCAACACAGGCAATTACTTCTTATACAGCCGTTTCAAGTCCTGGTGGCTTGACTGGCACAGTTTCTCAGTCTGGTTCTGGAACAATCACAGTAACTGGTTTAACTACGGGAACTGCTTATACATTTACTGTTTATGCTACCAATGCGGCTGGAAATAGTGCATCAAGTTCTGCGTCAAATAGTATTACTACTTGGTCTGTGCCAGGAGCGCCTACTATTGGAACTGCAACTGCAACTGGCTCAACAACAGCGACTGTTTCATATACTGCGCCCGCAAGTAATGGTGGAACTGCAATTACTTCTTATACGGCAGTTTCTAGTCCAGGTGGTATTACTGGAACAATATCACAGGCTGGCTCTGGAACAATTACTGTTAGTGGATTAACTGCATCAACATCTTATACATTTACTGTTTATGCAACAAATTCAGTAGGTAATAGCGCATCTTCTTCTGCTTCAAATAGCATAACCACACAAGCATCTGTAACGCCAACTGTTGAATATCTTGTAGTGGCTGGTGGTGGTGGTGGTGCTCATTTTGGTGGCGGCGGAGGTGCTGGAGGATATAGAACCGCTACTGGTTATTCAGTAACCGCTGGTTCTGCAATTACTGTTACTGTTGGTGGCGGTGGAAATGGAAGTTCATCATCTGTTGGAACACAAGGTTCAAATTCTGTTTTTGGAGCAATTACTTCTACTGGTGGCGGAGGTGGTTCTTCTGGAGAAACTGATACAAATGGAACTTCTGGAGGTTCTGGTGGAGGCGGAAGACCAGTAAGTGTTGCTGGTTTATCTGGAACTTCTGGTCAAGGTAATGCTGGCGGTGCTGGTGGAAATCTGGGATGCGGCGGTGGTGGCGGTGCTAGTGCTACTGGTAGTGCTGGTTCTGGTAATAATGGAGGGGCTGGAGGCGCAGGTTCAGCATCTTCAATATCTAGTTCATCCGTTACTTATGCTGGTGGTGGTGGTGGTGGTGGATATGACGCTGGAACAGGTGGTTCTGGTGGAAGTGGTGGTGGTGGCCGTGGAGGAAATGGATCAAACTCAAGTGCTTCTGCCGCTGGAACTGCAAATACTGGCGGTGGTGGTGGCGGTGGCGGTAGAACTGGTGGAGTATCTTCATATGCTGGCTCAAATGGTGGCTCAGGAATTGTAATTATTCGTTATCCAGATTCTTACAACAATGCCGCTTCAACAACTGGTTCGCCAACATTTACAAATACTGGTGGATATAAGATTTACAAATGGACTTCATCTGGTTCAATTACCTTCTAAGGCAAACAAATGGGACATTTTGCAAAAGTAAACAATGGAGTCGTTGAGCAAGTTATTGTGGCTGAACCTGAGTTCTTTGAAACATTTGTGGACTCAAGCCCTGGTGAATGGATTCAGACTTCGTACAACACAAATGGTGGACAACATAAATTAGGTGGAACACCTTTACGCAAGAATTACGCTGGATTTGGATACAGTTATGACACACAAAGAGATGCGTTTATACCACCTAAACCTTTTAATTCGTGGACATTAAATGAGCAAACTTGTCAATGGGATTCGCCAATTCCATATCCTACAGATGGAAAACAATATTTTTGGGATGAAAATACGCAAACATGGGTTGAAAAAAACAAATGACACCTGATCTGCAAAAGTACTATGAATCCCGCTTTGACATGATGTCAATGGACGGGTGGAAGGACTTAATGGAGGATATTGACACAATGATAAATTCGTTGAACAATATCAGTACAATCCCTGATGAAAAAAGCCTACAATTCAAAAAAGGTGAACTTTCTATCCTAGTTTGGCTGAAAACCTTAAAACAGGTCAGCACACAAGCATACGAGGAATTGAATGAAAAGAATTTATGAATTTGTCTGCGTAAGCGGACATAACACCGAGAAACTAACTGATTATGAGACAGATGAAGTTCGGTGTTCAAGTTGCGGTGTGACAGCCAACCGCATCATAAGTGCTCCAAGCGTTAATTTGGAAGGGTGGTCTGGTCATTTTCCGTCCTCATGGATGAAATTTGAAAAGAAGCACACAGACAAATTGAAGCAAGAGCAAAAAGAGAACTCTTAAGCAGAAATGCCGAGTTTAATGTCCTAGAACCGATAACGGCAGGAAAAAGGAAGAATATGTTGATTGATAAAGAAGACGAGTTGCCAAGTGAGTTAGACATAGTTGAGGAACAAAATCAACTACCAGAAGCACCGACTATCGCTGAACTTCCTGAGAAATACAGGCAAAAGAGTTTAGATGAAGTCATCAAAATGCACCAAGAGGCTGAAAAGTTAATTGGCAAGCAAGCGCAAGAGGTAGGTGAAGTCCGTAAACTAGCAGATGAACTCATAAAGCAGAACCTTAGTTCTAACAAACAACCTATTGAGCAAAGTGAGCCTGAAGTAGATTTCTTTGAGAATCCGAAAGAGGCAATTCGTAAGACAGTTGATAATCATCCTGATGTAGTAGCGGGTCGCCAAGCGGCTCATGACTTCAAAAGGATGCAGATTCAGCAGAAGTTAGCGCAAGACCATCCTGATTTTGGGCAGATTGCACAAGATACGGACTTTCAGAACTGGGTGAAATCTTCACCTATTCGGTTAGGGTTGTATGCGAGAGCAGATGGTGAGTTTGACTATGACAGTGCTAATGAGTTGTTATCGACTTACAAGCAACTAAAGGGTATTAAGGCTAAACAGACTAGCGATGCGGGTGAAACCCAACGCAAGACTAACCTTAAAGCCGCCGCAGTTGATGTAGGTGGTACTGGAGAGAGTTCTAAGAGAGTTTATAGAAGGGCAGACCTTATTCGGCTGAAGATGACCGACCCGAACCGATACGAAGCCTTGTCTGAAGAAATCATGCAAGCCTACGCTGAAGGACGGGTTAAATAACTTAACTTATCGTTTTTTGGAGATTTAACATGGCTAATACAGCATTTTCCCCCACCAATTCGGTGACCACAACAACCGCTGACAAATTCATCCCTGATATTTGGTCAGACGAAATCGTAGCGGCTTACAAAAAGAACCTAGTTTTAGCAAACTTGGTAATGAAGATGAACTTCAAGGGCAAGAAAGGTGACACTGTTCACATTCCTGCACCTACCCGTGGCACTGCTAACGCCAAAGTTGCTACTGATGCAGTTACTTTGATTGCCGCTACTGAGTCAGAAGTAACAATATCTATTAACAAGCACTATGAATATAGCCGCTTGATCGAAGATATTGTCGAGGCACAAGCCTTGAACTCTATGCGTAACTTCTATACATCAGACGCAGGCTATGCCTTGGCTCGACAAGTTGATACAGACTTAGTTCAGTTGGGTCGCTCTGCAAATGGTGGTACAGCAGGAGCCGCCGCTTATGCCGCCGCCTACATTGGTGGTGATGGCACGACAGCGTATGTTGCCGCAAACAACAACGAGTCTGCTTTGACTGATGCGTCAATTCGCCGCACTATTCAGCGTTTGGATGACAACGATACTCCTATGGACAATCGTTTCTTCCTCATTCCTCCCTCAAGCCGTA